CAATTTGGGCTGATTGGAACTATCAAGCATCTTATAGCCAGCCGTTTACTATTGTGGCCCATCCAGCCAGTTTGCCAGCCCCAAATGGCAATCAGTTTTATATCGCTGGAGACGTTACTGGAACGTTTAGTCCCGGAGATAGTTTATCATTCTCCACAATTCCGGAAGATACAACCTATGTTGTATCAACAAGCGTGTTTACCTTTAACTCTACGATAAAAGCTTTATATCCTAGAGGCGTTACTTTAGTAACTTGTACGAACAACTTTAGCCCAGCGGCAAACGTCAATGAGTTGGTTTATTATATCAACGGCGGATATGCTTTGTGGCAACATGAATATGGTCTTAACAATGTATCATTTTTTGGTGAGACCGCAGTTCAATCCAATTTCACAACATGCGATTTGAGTTGGGTTGCAGGTAACCCATCACAAAAGTCTTCTCCCGGAATTAACAGAAGAACCCACATTCGCCGTGTTGAGCCGGACTTTGTACAAAACGGTGAGATGACTTTAACAGTATTGGGCAAGAAATTTGCCGCCAGTACCGAAACCGCTTCAGAGACTTTTACCTTTGACCCAACTACTGAAAAGATAGATATGCGGGTTGAAAATCGTGAAAATAGGTTCTTGTTTGAATCTAATACAATTGATGGCAATTTTGAGATGGGCAAGATTATGCTGACCGTTGAGCCCGGTGATGAGCGCCCATGACGGTTAAATTACAGCAGTCATTCCCATATTCCCCGCATCATACGACTTGGGAAGACTTTAATGGCAATCTGATCCTGTATTACAGTCAGGAACAAGTTCCATATAATATGGAAGAAAACTGGCAAGAAACGGCTTTTGCTTTGACTCAAAACCCAAAGCTAAACCAGTATCTTTTACCAAATCCAGATACCTTTGGTACTTGGCAAGATTGGGCTCATGAGTTTATACTACATGTTAGCGGCAAAAACTAGGGCGTAAAAAGGCTCTTTTTTGCATTAATATAGGTAGCAACATAGTGGAAAAACTCAATGATTACGTTCCAAAAGGAAGACTCGCGCTTTGCTAAAGAAGCGCAAAAACTGTTCGAAGATCACTATGATGAGATTGCAGAACGCACCGATGTCATTAAATTAAACCCCAATTTTGATGCTTATAATCAATTGGAAAACAATGACAGTTTAGAGATTCATACCATTAGGGATGATGGTAAACTGGTAGGTTATAGTATTTGGATGTTAAGGCAACACATCCACTATAAAGACAGTTTTACTGCATCGTCTGATGTTTTGTACATAGCGCCAACACACCGAAAGGGAATGTTGGGTTATAGGTTTATTAAGTGGACTACGGAAGAAATTAAAAAGCGTAATCCACAGAGGATTATGTTCCATGTCAAGCCCTTTTTAGATTACGGGCATTTGTTGGAAAGACTTGGAGCTAATTATTTTGAAAAAGTTTATTCGATTGTAATGGAGTAATTATGGGTGGTGCTGTTTACGGTGGATATGATGCGTACAATGCGTATAACGCATACAACGCCTATAATGCGTATAACGCATATAATGCCTATACTCCTTATTCTCCTCCATCTGACTATACTCCTCCATCGGATTATACTCAGCCTACGACCCCTAGTAATCCATCTACACCAAAAACTCCGTCTTTACCTAAGACGCCAACTACGCCTGTAACAAAAACGCCGTCTACTGGTTTACCGACACCGCTGCCTTCTCGGTCAACACCTAGTACACCGACAACAACACCGGCTGCATCTAACCCATTATCTTCTTTAAGTCCTACCGTGGATATGTCTAACTTAAGTCCCGGATTGACAAGATCAAGCGGCTCCATTAATTTAGATCAACCTTCTTTCGGCTCATCTGGTGCATTTAATGCCAATGTATCCTCTCCAACATTCCAAGCTGATCCCGGTACAGAAGCACTGTTAGCAACTGGTGGTCCTGTACAAAGTTTTGATGAAGGTAGTAGTGTTGAGCAAATCCCTACTAGCAGCCCAACTTTTGGATATGAAGCTAGAATAACCCACGGCCGACCAATGGGCGCGTTATCTCTGCACCCACATTTCCAAAGCCAAGCACTAAACACACCACAAGTTACTTATCGTAGCGAGGGTGGTGATGTTCATGTGCCTGAGTTTTATAGCGAAGGTGGTTTAAAACACCGCTATGTGAAAGGTAAAGGCGATGGCACTAGCGATGATGTGCCAGCAATGTTAGCTAATGGTGAGTTTGTTATTCCAGCTGATGTTGTGTCTTCTTTAGGTAACGGCAGTAACGATAGTGGTTCTAAAGTATTAGACAATTTCTTGGAAACAGTTCGTGCGCACAAACAAAAGCATGATGCGAAACATTTGCCGCCAGATAGTAAAGGTGTTTTAACTTATCTATCTGAGGCTCACAAAAAGGTAAAGAAATAAAATGGCTGGACTTTCAGACATCGTAGGTAGTTTAAATTCTACTGCAAACCAACTTGGTAGTTTAGCTCAAAACACCAAGTCTCAAACCACGACAATGCCGTCTTGGTATGACCAAGCACAGCAACAAATTGTTAATCAAGCAACTCAAGGTTCAGCCAATATTCCTGCGCTGCAAAATACCGTTGCTGGCCAAGCTATTAATAACCTTAGTGGTCAAAACAATCCGTTCACCCAAGCTCAAGGCACATTAAATACGATTGCCACTGGAGCTGCTAATCCTTGGATGACTGATGCTTCTGGTAATGTAACACCAAATACCAACACAGCATTAGGTGGTTTGTTCCAAGCACAAAACCAAGAACTCAATACACTACTACCACAGATTCAAGCACAGACCGGAGCCGCTGGAACAGCCGCTGGTCAGTTTGGTAGCCTGCGTGGTCAAACAGCACAGCAAGCCGCTGGTGCCAATGCACAAGCTAATTTGCTAGCACAACAGATGCAAGCTGCATTAACAGGCCAACAAACCGGTGTTAACGCTGCTACCGCATTAGGAAACGTTGGCGCACAAGGTACTGCTACAGAAACTACATTAGGTCAAGCCCAACAGGCAGCACCACTAACCTCTACTGCTGACTTAGCACAGATTTTAAATACTATCCAAGCTCCAACCACAGTTACCAGTTCTGTCAATACATCACCATTAGCATTGTTGGGCGCGCTCAATAGCGCAACTGGTGGCGCACTTGGTGGAACAATTGGTTCAATTGGCACAAACGTAAACAATTGGTTATCCAATAGTTTATCTAGTGCTTTAGGTCTTGGCGGCAATACACCAAATGGAAGTACCCCAACGACTACACCCGGCGGTTATATTAGTAGTTCCCCGGATATTAGTGGTAACTATCCAACCAATACACAAACTATAAATAATCCTGATTTAAGTGGCTATAACTATAGTACTCTTTATAACTCAAATGCAGGATGGAGCATTTAATGGCTGATGATGTACAAAGCGGTTTAGACGCCGTAGATCAATCTCAAACCTCTGGTGGTGCACTGCCAGCGGGCGTTCCTACCAAAATGGCTCCTTCTAAGAGCGGCTTGTCTATTCCCGGAAATGTTTTATTAGGAACAAAACAAACTGATGAAATCCTGAAAAATATGCAGGATATGATCGACCAACGTAAAGCATCTGGTACACAAGATAACTTGCGTGAGGCAATGGCTTGGTTGTTACCAACTGTAGATAATTCTCAGTTCAATGCACTAAGCGCAATAGATAAGCAAAAAGAACAAAAAGCTAAAGAGATTTTTGATATGCAGACCCAGATGGCTGCGTTCAAAGCTGCTCAAGCACAACAGCAAAACGCAGCAAATTCATTAGACCAAATCCTTGGTGGTGGCGGTCCAAATGCTGGTGGTGCTGGTATGCCATCTACCACAACGCAAGCTGGTAACTTCTCTATTGTTGACCCACAAGTTATGGCAGAAGTAAAACGTCTGCGCGGTTTGGGTCGAATTACTGAAGCTGAAGCACTATACGATTCAACACTTAAAAAAGCTGCTGAAGTATATGCTAGCCCAGAAATGGATAAGAAGACTGTTGATGTTTTATTACCAGACGGTCGCCCAGATGTGGTATCACCACGCGAATACCGCATGCACCCAGAGCGTTACAACTTAACGCCACAAGGTCAAGCTGCAATTAACAACGCCCAAGGTGCACCAGCGACTCACTCTGGTACTTTGGACGCAGCAGTAAACGGCATTTACGGTCAAGAAAGTAATTTTGGTAAAGCGGATACATCTAAACCAAACTATGCTGGCGCTGTTGGCCCAATGCAGATTACCCAAGATACATTTGATACCATGAAGAAGCAAGGTCTGATACCACCTAATGCTGATATCAACGATCCGCAACAAAACATGGCCGCTGGTAAAGCATTAATTGCTTCTTACTACAAAAAATACGACGGAGACATTGATAAAACCTATGCTGCATACTATGCTGGCCCGGGCGCCATTAATGCTGATGGTACTATTAATCGTGGTCTTAAAGACCCAAAGAACCCCAATGCTCCTTCTGTTGGAGAATATATTGAACAAGCTAAACAAAAAGCTGGATTGGCTACTGCGCCAGCTCAAGTTGTTACTCCCCCTGCTGGACAAACTGTTAACGTACCAAGACCAACATTGGTCGAAGCTAAAGCAGCTCAAGAAGCAGATAAAGCAGCACAAATTGAAGCTGGTCAACAGTCTGCTAAGAGTTCAGAAGCACAACGTGCTGCTTTTGAAGACTCTACACGTCCAATTGACATTGCAGATCGTAAGACCTCTTACACAAGGATTCAAAGCCTATTGGCGTCAGATCCTTCTATTGCTGGTGTTTTAGCAAGCAAAGGCTACGCTAACGCAATTGGTAAGTTTATTAAAGAAGGTGTTACAACACCTAAAGGTCAAATCAGTTTACCAGCTTTGGAAGATGCTATTTTCCAAACATTGCCAGAAACTACCGACCAAAGTATTGCCAAGCGTCATGAGTTAGCTAGCTACTTGGCTCGTATGGAATTAGACTCTGCTGCTTTGATTAAAGGTCAAGGCACTATTTCTAATAGCGAACGTCAAATTTTACGTGACACTTCAACTGGCATTTCTGATCCATCAGAAAACATTTACAAACGCGCTAAACAACTTGAGCGTCGTGCTGATTTGGATAAAGAGCTTAGTTCTCTGTACGGTGATGGTAGCAAGTATAAAAACTTCAGACAGTTTGAACGTGGTCAAGCATTTAACGATGCTGTGGCTCGTTACGAAAAAGATATTGCCGCTATTAAAGAAACTGACTACAAATTGGATCGCTCACCTAAATCCGAAAAAGTTGAGCACCCAGAAGATATTCAGAAAATATTGAACAAGTATAAGAAAGCCCAATAATGGCCGACAATAACGAAATTTATGAAGCCATAAGGCAAGCTGATGCTGCTGGTGATACTGAGTCCGTTAATAGGCTTCGTTCCTACTTGGACACCATGCCAAAACATGCGCCAGCGGAAAAGCCTTATCAGCCAACTAGCAGTTTTATTCCGGGCTTAATTGGAAGTGGTGCGGCTACTTTTGGTGGCGGCAAAGCATTAGAAGCAAACGCTCCTAAGATTGCAGAAGCTTTTACACCAAACCCTGCTAAAACATTTGCCACACCAGAGGTGGTTGGTGATCGTGTAACTCAGAATTTAATGTCTGCAGCACAAGATATTAAACCTACTGCTCCAACTGCCCCACCAGTAAACCCAACCATTGCACCACAAGCTGGTGAATATTTTAGTCCTTATGGTGCTGGTCAGGGCGCGGTTAAAAATGCAACTCATAACGTAGATCAGATTCTTAAAAATGCAGTTGACCAAGCGGCTTTAGAGACCAAAGGTTTTACTGCTCCGGGCAACAGTTTGATTTTGCAACCTACCGATGTAGCTAATCAAACCGCCAAAGATCAAGCAGCTAAACAAGCTGAACAAGAATGGGCTATGAAACGTGCTGCTAGAGATGCCGCCAGAGAAGCTGCTGTTGGTGCTCAAGAAGCTGGCGCAGCTGCTGGTGCAACTCGCGCAGAAAGATTAGCAAAAGCTGCTAGTTTAAAAGATACCCCAATCAATGCAATCAAACAAGCCATTGCAGAATCTAAGCTTGGACAATTAGCCTCCTCGCCTGCTGTAGAGGCCGCTGGTAAGGTTGCAAAAGGTGTGACAGGGCTACCCTATGCTAACCTCGCATTACGCGCTGTAGGAGGCTTTGGAGCCGGCGTAGGGGCACATGATGCCTACCAACGTGCAAAGCAAGGTCAGTACATTCGTGGTTTGATTTCTGGCCTTGGTGCTGCTGGTGATGTTGCTTCTATGACACGCATCCCACAAGCCATGATTATTGGCGGCGCTGCTGGTATTGCAGCTCCTGTGGCAAACTCTTATTTAGATGAGTTTGCCAAGTCTCATCCAAAGTTTGCCAAGTTTGTTCATTTACGCAAAGGTGGTCTAGCTCATCTAGCTGGTGGCAAAAGCACATCTGATTTGCCAGAAATCACTGGTAGCGAAAATGCTGTTTGGGATGTTAAAAATAACCTAGACCAAGCTTTGGCAAAAGGTATTAACCTTAGCGATCCTAATTACACTAAAGGTGTAAAAGAAATTAATGCCTCTATGCCAGATGTCGGTGAAGGTGCTTTAGGTTTATATCATTGGCAAGAACCATCAAAAGTTTATGTTGCTCCATACATGACAGGCCCACATCAAGGTGCTCAAGTGTTGGGTCACGAAGCCCAGCATAGTCAAGAACACGATGCTGATATTGCCAAACGCAACGATTCTAAAAATGATTCTTTTTTGCAAGCTTTAGAAAGACAGTCAGCTGGTGCTGGCGCTAGTGATACTAGAAAAGCAATAGAAGAAAACTTCCAAAAGTTTATGCAAGGTGTTGATCGCGAAAGTAAATACTCTAGTGATTTAGGTGGATATGCTAATAGCCGCCATGTTCCTTCTGATGAGCGCTTTGCTGACTTTGCTGGTGTTGAGGCTGCATTGCCACGTGGTCAGCGTTTTGCTGATACCAAAGTTGGTAAAGCAGTATTACAAACCCCAGAGCAATTAAATTACTACTACCAAACTGTTCGCCCCCTTGAACCTAAAATGATGGCTCAAGATGAAGACAAACGGTCTGGTTTTTTAAAAGCTATGCAAAAGATGCGTGATGCTGCTGAGGTTAACAAACACTCCGACCAAAGCTATGCAAACTCTGCATTGGACATATTAAAAACTTTGTTTGAGAAGTAATCACTTCCTGTAACGTTTTCCATGCCACCCCTCGGCAGCAAGAGGAAAATCGGCAGCCCATGCTGGTGGTGTAGTCATTATTGTAACTACATTATCTAGCGCGGACTGCCCGTTTTGTTCTTCCACTAGGAGCAGCACCTCGTCATGGATGCAGTTAATAATCTCATAGCCAGCTCGCTCGAGCTCTATCATAGCAAACGCAAGGAAATCGCGAGCCGTACCCTGAACAGCGGATTGGAAGATGCTACTACCAATAAGCTGGTTATTAGTCCACTGCCGAGTGAAAGTGTTTTGACTCCTGACACTGATGCCAAGTTTCTCTTCACCCCATGGAGTTGGGAACAAATCGACCTTGGGCTTTTGCCAACGGATAATCCTACCGCTCGGTAGTGTCATGTGTAGCACCTTCTTGGCGCACTTAATCCGCAATCTTTTCCCCGCCTCAAACGCAGTACCTTCATTACGTACTGCCTCAATTGCAGCAGCCTCACACTCATACCAAAGATTCTTTACTTTGGCATAGGACTTTCGGTAATTACTTACCGCGTCTTGGGCTTGCTCTTCACTAAGTTTGACACCCATCCCTTCAGCATACCTAACAAGACCTTTAGCACCTTGACCAAACATCGCACCGAGGACAGCTGATTTTGATACCTGCCGTTGATCCTTCGTGACTTGATCATAAGGGACTCTGTATAGGCTTTCTGAAGCGAAGACTTTATACTCATCCAAGCCTTTCCTAAAAAGTTCAACCTTGTCATTTTGGCCAGCAAGCCACACTCCAACTCTATTTTCAATTGAGCTAAAGTCCACATCAACGAAGGTTTTTGTTGGAGGAGCCACAATTGCGCTTCTGACGAGAGAGGAGAGTTGAAGCATCGAACCCACCCCAGTCCCAAAGACAACTGGTATTGCCTCGTTAATCTCGTCCTCAGAGATGGTGGGGCGAGCAATATTTTGCAGATTAAGTCCCCCACGGCTTGCCCAGCGACCTGTACTAGCGCCGTGATAAACCAAAGTATTTCTGATCTTTCCTTCACGTTGTATCTCCAACATCTTAGCGTACTTAGCCACGCTAGTCTGGCTTCCTTCTTGGCGTAATTCTAGCGCCCTAATAACTCTATCGCCTTCATCAAACAGCTCTAATTTTTTGTTGCGCTGCAACATTTTTTCAACGGTCTCAGCGGTCAAATCAGGCAACGGTTCCATTAAACGTTCATTAATCCAACCCAGCAATTTAGCCCTCTCAGACGGCTTAAAACCGGTCAAGGAGACGCATTCCTCATCAATTAAGGCCTGAGCCTCACCGACTGCTTTTACGGCGTTCTGGAGCTCGTTTGGATCCACTGGCACCCCACGTAGGTTAATGCGCTGGGTGAGCTCCCAAATTGCCTGTTCGTTACTAGACAGCGGACGTAAGTGTCCAGTAATTGCCATTTCAGTTCTAACGTCTTGGGCACAGTAGTCAAATAACTGGGCGAGTAGTTCTGGGTCATTTTCAAATTCTCCCTTCCTATTGGGTTTACATAACTTCTGAATCAATCTGGCGCCGATGGCGTCTTTTTTATGTGCTGAATCCATAAACGTGCCGGCCTCATCAAGAGACTGCGGTATATTATTGGCCGCTGCTATGGCCATGGAATCGATACACTGGTCGAGCTTTAGTGGTGGCCAGCCGTATTTAGGCACACAGACGCAATTCCAGATGGCGTACTCAAAAATAACATTCCACCCTTGGATTTTGCCGCCTTCGGCTACATGGTCTAATAATTTAGATAAAAAATGCCCGTAGTGTGGGTTATTAACTTTGTCGGTTACTAACACATCGTCAGGTTGGGTGCCGAACGCAATACACAACACTTCTGTTGTGGGATCGTTGGCGTAGATGTCCAAGCCTACATCTGGCAAGTTGGCTCTACTGCGGGTCTCAAAGTCAATGCTGTAAATCATAGTGCTCCTAAGGCAAGCCGACGTATCGGCGGTTTACAACTGTTTTAAATCACTCACCTTAATATTATAGCATGTTGCTTTAACAATGAAGTTGGGATCATCTGGGTCAACTTGACCCTTGACTAAGTGTACTGCATCTTTATAAAACTGGTGCTTATCATACACGCCTAAATACCAGCCCTTTGTTAAATCATTTTTAACCCGTACAAAAGCGTAATAGTCGCATGCTTGTTCGGTGTTAAACGCAGCTACTGAGCAAGCATAATGGGGTTGTGGTGTGTAGCCAGTTTGCTTTGTTTTGACATCGACTTTGGTGCCATCATTTAAAATCAAATCGTAATCATAAGTATTGTCGTTTTTACCGCCTAAGACTTGTTGAGCAATTTGCTCGCCAATAAAACCAACTAAGTTACCTGCACCCCTACGGATACTGTTATTTAATCTGCCCATCGCAATGGATTTTTCTTGGGCTTTTGAAATCATAGCTGGCGTTACTTCAATTTCGATCATATTTTCTCTCGTTAAAAAAGGGGGCCGTACTG